ATAAAGTTACTCGTCAAGGGTTATTTGTTCAAAAGGGCACAGGTAATAGAAGCAGAGGAAACACTTACAAAGATGTAGGAAGTACCAATTCTGGAACATTCTCAGCATATAGTGTTATCAAGTTTGTCACTGATGGTAACAGCAGTATGCATGACGTATTTGAAAGACAACGTTATCTAGAACCTAATGATCCTGCCTTTAACAACAATCCCTATATATCAGAGATTGACGGGGTATCTTACAGAGAAAAAATTGAACCAAGGCAAATTAGTTTAAACTTCACAGCTATACCAGTTATGGCGTTTAAAGTAGGAATTGGTGCAGGAAGCGGACTGGTAGTAAATTATGTGTTTAGAAGTACTGCTTATGATCAAACAAGAAGAGGAACTCTTACTGTTGTTGTAGACAAAGATTTAAGCACTACCCAATTGTCTGACGAGTACGAATACATAGGAACTAATCCGGCTGGAGAAGATGCTGTGATATTTACTGCTACTCTACAGACTTCTGGAGGTGAGAAAGTTCTTCGAATTAACTATACCAATATTAATCCAGGTGACAGCAGTACATTTACCTACACCTACTCGTTAATGAGTTAATGTATAAGACATTTGATCAAAAAACAGAACTAAGATTTTCTGCTTGGAGAGAAATAAGGCAGAAATTAGAAGAATCAATTACACCTTTAGAGAATGTAGTTGATTTTTTTCAAACGTTTCCAAAAGTTAAAGTTTATACAGATCCCTATGATCAATCCACTTGGCCTACAGCTTGGGAACTGATAGAAGAAAACGAGTTTTGCCCGTTCAATCTTATCTTAGGTATATGCTATACTCTCCAACTATGTGATCGCTTTAGTCATATACACCCTAAAATAACCATATCAATAGACATTGTAACTAAATCAGTGTATTATATGTTATTCATAGACGACTATGTCTATGGATTCGAAGACGGCGCTTGGATTCCAACGAAAAGATTGCCTAAGTCATTGAAAAATATAAAGATCTACGACATGCCGCCTCTTCACTAAATACTACTCCGCATTTTAGAAAAGTTTAAAAAATAAGAAAATATGATTAACATTACAGTAACCAAACGGAGCGGTGAACGAGAACCGCTAACTATTGAAAAATGGCAGGCGCAAATCCTAAAGGTATGTAGTGGCATAGCAGATGTTAGTCAGTCAATGATTGAGATCAAAGCACAACCTCATTTCTATGACGGTATCACAACAAGAGAAATTGATGAGATTACTCTACGTGCTATTGTAGATCTTATTGACACAGAATCTAACCCAGACATCGGACATACCAACTATCAATACGTAGCAGGTAAGCAACGTGTTAGCATGTTACGTAAAGATGTGTATGGTGACTACCAACCCCCTTGCCTTTACGAAATCGTTAAAAAGAATGTAGCAACAGGATTGTATACTGCTGAACTTCTTGAATGGTATTCAGAAGAAGACTGGCACAAAATGGAAGACATGATTGATCATGAAAAAGATGAGCAATATGGTTACGCTTCTATTGAACAGTTAATTGAAAAGTATCTTGTACGTAATCGTGCTACAAAGGAAATTTATGAAACTCCACAGGTTAGATATATGGTCGCGGCCGCTACTGTATTTCACAAAGAAGAACCGAACAGCGCGAGAATGCGCTACATCAAGGAATACTACAATGCTGCGAGTGATGGTCTATTTACTCTTGCTACTCCCGTGCTTGCTGGTCTTGGAACTCCTACTAAACAATTCAGTAGTTGCGTTCTTATTCGCAGTGATGATGATTTGGACTCTATATTTGCTAGTGGAGAGATGATGGCCAAGTATGCTAGCAAACGTGCTGGCATCGGACTTGAGATTGGACGCCTACGCCCGTTGGGATCCCCTATTAGGGGAGGTGAGATAATGCACACCGGCATGATTCCCTTCTTAAAGAAATGGTTCGGTGACCTACGTAGTTGTTCGCAAGGAGGTATTCGTAATGCAAGTGCTACTGTTTTTTATCCTATTTGGCATCATCAGTTTGATGATCTTATTGTCCTTAAGAACAACCAAGGAACAGAAGAAACCCGAGTCCGTTTTATGGATTATGGGGTTGTGCTTAGTGCCTTCTTCTGGAGACGATTTAAAAACAAAGAAGACATAACCTTCTTTGATCCTAACGAAGTTCCTGATCTTTACGAAGCTTTCTATAAAGACACTGCTCTATTTGAAGAGTTGTATGTCAAATACGAAAAACAAAAAGGTCTACGTAAAAAGACTATGAGTGCCGAGGAAGTATTCAAGTCAGGCATTTTAAAAGAACGTACAGATACAGGACGTATCTATCTAGTGTTTATTGACAATGTAATGAACCAGGGTCCGTTTGATCCTGAGTACCATACCATTTACCAGAGCAACCTTTGCTGTGAAATCCTATTACCTACTCGCTCTTTTAAACGTCTTGATGATCCCGATGGTCGTATCGCTTTATGTACACTTGGTAGCATCAACTGGGGAGCTTTCCGCAACCCAGAAGATATGCGTAGGGCTTGCCGTATTCTTCACCGCAGCCTTAACAATATTCTCGATTACCAAGATTTTCTTTCTATCCAATCCAAGTTGAGCAATGACGAGATTCGTCCGTTAGGTATTGGTGTAACTAACCTAGCTTACTGGCATGCCAAGCGTGGCATAAAATATGGTGATAAGGATGCTCTAGCAGAAGTTAAAAGCTGGATGGAACATCAAGCTTATTACTTAACAGAGTCTAGTGTTGAGTTAGCTAAAGAACGTGGCAAGTGCATAGGTAGTGACCAGACTCGTTATGGGCAAGGAATCTTTCCTTGGGAAACTCGTGCTCTTGGGTCTAATGAGCTTGCTGACTTTACTCCTGAGCTTGATTGGGAAACACTTCGTGTTCAAATGAAACAACACGGAGTACGTAATGCTACACAAATGGCTATTGCTCCTGTAGAGTCTAGCTCAGTTGTTATTAATTCAACTAACGGTATTGAAATGCCAATGAGCCTGATTAGCGTAAAAGAATCTAAGGCTGGATCTTTTGTACAAGTTGTTCCTGAGTATCAGAATGCAAAAGTTCGTAAGAACTACCAACTGATGTGGGAACAAACAGATTGTGTACCCTACTTAAAAACCAGTGCAGTGCTACAAGTCTACATTGATCAAAGTATTTCAACAAACACATTTTATAATCCTGCACACTTTGAAGGCCGTAAAGTTCCTACAACACTAATTGCTAAGAACTTGATGCAAGCACAGATGTGGGGTATTAAAACATTCTATTACAGCTTGATCAATAAAGCTGGCGCTAAAGCACCTCAAGAAACTTCTATGGATGCTGTAGCATTAGCGCCTATAGATTTTGACGATGCTGATGATTGCGAGGCATGTAAACTATGATTACTATAACCGACTCTGCAAAGTCTAAAATTGTTGATTTGTTATTAGAGGAAAATAATCCTAACTTAAAGCTACGTACATTTGTACAAGGCGGAGGTTGCTCTGGTTTTCAATATGGCTTTACTTTTGATGAAGTTACTAACGAAGACGATTTTGAACTCGACGTTGACCAAACTTACAAAGTATTAGTAGATGCTATGAGTATGCAATACTTGACAGGTGCAGTTATAGATTATAAAGAAGACTTGATGGGTTCTAATTTTAGTATTAGCAATCCCCAAGCACAATCAACTTGCGGTTGCGGCAGCAGTTTTTCAGTTTAAAGGAAATAATCATGTTAGAAACTTTATTTTGGTTAGCAGTAGGTGCTTTTGTTGGATGGAACTTTCCTCAACCTCAGTTTGCTAAAAACTTACAAACAAAGATACTTGATATGTTTAGGAAAAAGTAAGAATGGCTTACTCTAGTCAAGTTATTGATCATTACGAAAATCCTCGTAATGTAGGAAGTTTTGATAAAACTGACACTGATGTTGGTACAGGTATGGTTGGTGCGCCTGCGTGTGGCGATGTTATGAAACTCCAAATCAAAGTAAATACAGATGGAGTCATTACAGATGCTAAATTCAAAACGTATGGTTGCGGCAGCGCGATTGCGTCGAGTTCGCTTGTTACTGAATGGGTCAAAGGACGGACACTTGACGAAGCGGCGCAGATTAAAAATAGCGAGATTGCTTCTGAGCTTGCCCTCCCCCCTGTTAAAATTCATTGTTCGATACTTGCGGAAGATGCAATCAAAGCGGCAGTAGAAGATTATCGTAAAAAGCATGATCTCAATAACTGAAAAGGCTGCTGAAAAAATCAATCAGCAACTTAAACGCAGAGGCAAGGGATTAGGAATACGAGTTGGGGTAAAAACAACTGGTTGCTCAGGTCTTGCATATGTGTTAGAATATGTAGACGAATACAAAGCTGAAGTAGGTGTTATAAATTATGCCCAACAAGATTTTGTAGTTTTAGTAGATGCTAAAAGTCAAGTCTATCTCGATGGATTAACAATAGATTGGATTCGCAACGGATTGAATGAAGGATTTGAATTTAAAAATCCAAATGAACGTGACCGCTGCGGTTGCGGGGAAAGTTTTAGAATATAAAGAGCACTATGTCAAAAAAACAATATAACTTATCAACAAAGACAGACTATCTAAATCGTAAGATGTTTCTAGATCCAGCGGGTCCAGTTACTATACAACGCTTTGAAGAAGTCAAATACAATAAAATTGCAGACTTTGAAAAAACTGCAAGGGGTTTCTTCTGGGTCCCAGAAGAAGTAAGTCTTACAAAAGACGCACAAGATTTTAAGGATGCCAGCGATGCGGTTAAACATATCTTCACTAGCAACTTGCTTAGGCAAACTGCTCTTGACAGTTTGCAAGGCCGTGGCCCAAGTCAAATCTTTACTCCGGTCGTGAGTCTACCAGAGCTAGAAGCATTAGTTTACAATTGGACATTCTTTGAAACTAATATTCACAGTCGTAGTTACAGCCACATCATTCGTAATATCTATAATGTGCCTAAGGAAGTTTTTAGTACTATCCATGACACTAAAGAAATTGTTGAAATGGCTTCAAGCGTAGGCAAGTACTACGATGATCTCCATGTAATCAACTGCCGAAAAGAAACAGGTGAAATTATTGATGAACATGAGCACATCAAAGCAATCTATCTAGCACTACATGCAAGTTATGCCTTAGAAGCATTCCGATTCATGGTTAGTTTTGCTACTAGCTTGGCAATGGTAGAGAACAAGATCTTTATTGGTAATGGTAACATTATCAGCCTGATTCTACAAGACGAGCTATTGCACAAAGGTTGGACAGCCTTCTTGATTAATCAAGTGGTTAAAGAAGATCAACGTTTTGCCAAAGTAAAGCTAGAGTGCGAAGCTGAAGTTTATCAAATTTACATGGATGTTATTTGTGAAGAAAAAGAATGGGCAGATTATTTGTTTAAGCTAGGTCCTGTAATTGGTCTTAATGCTAACATTCTAAAAGACTTTGTTGATTACACCGCAGTGGGCGCACTGAAAGATATCGGTATCAAGTATCTTGCACACGCACCAAAATCAACTCCTATTCCGTGGTTCAACAAGCACAGTGACACAAGTAAGAAACAAACTGCACTGCAAGAGAACGAATCGACTAACTATGTTATAGGCGTTATGAGTGATCAATTAGACTACGACGCTCTACCAAGCATTTAAGGAAATAAAGATGGCAAAATTACATGAAGAAGTAGTTATCTTAAAATTAAGTAAACTAGTAAAAGAAAACAGTTCAGAACAAGCGACCCTAGCAGACAACGATTTTTGCACAGCAATTGAAGAAGTTGCACAGCAACTGATAGGCGAAAATATTATTGTAGAAGTAGAAAGAGCATAAAAATGAAAGCTATTGTATGGAGCAAATACAATTGCCCTTATTGCGATCAAGCAAAGGCATTATTAACACAAAAAGGTTACACCATCGAAGAACGTAAAATTGGAGATGGATATACTAAAGAGGATTTGCTGGAGGCAGTTCCAACAGCACGTACAGTACCGCAGATTTTTATCAATGAAGAATTAATCGGTGGATTTACTGAATTAAAGAAAAAACTAACAGAAGAGGCATAAATGTTTTTAGAAAAATCAAAGTTCGCAGAAGGCGATATTATCAGTTTGAAATTAATCTCAGGCGAAGAAATCATTGGCAAGATGGTCAAAGAAGAAATGACTTCGATCACTATTGCAAGACCTTTGAGTATTGCAATGACTCCAAAAGGACCAGGACTTGCACCTGTAATGTTTACAGTAAGTCCTGATGCAGAATACACTATAAATAAAAGTGTAATTGTATTCCAAGGAGAAACTGTTAAAGAAATCGGTGAGCAGTATCTATTTCAAACAACAGGAATACAACCTGTAAGCGCAGGAAGCATTGTAACAGGATAATAAAATGGCATTAGTACAGAGCATAGTTTACGACAACACAGTCAATCAGTGGAAGGTAACTCTTGATAGTCCTACTATCACTGTACAATCTTTTCCTGTAACTGTTTCCTATGATGGCACCTTAGGATCTACTTATATTGTTCCAACTGACGGTGTTCTTTACTCTGCAAATAACAATACCTTAATAGTTCCAGCAGGCATTAGAGAGTTTGCTGTTATAATTGGGGTATTCTCTACTGTTTACAATATTTTCTTAGATGATTACACTATTGAATTAACTATCGGTACTGTAACAACATCTAAATTTTTCGATGTACAAGATCCTCAAGGAACTCCTGGACCAAAAGGTGATCCTGGTGCCCTTGGTCCTAAAGGTGACAAAGGGGATATTGGTTTAACAGGACCAATAGGACCGATTGGTCCTAAAGGTGATCGCGGAGATCAAGGTCTACCTGGCGCTAAAGGTGACCAAGGTGAGAAAGGCGAAAAAGGTGAAAAAGGCGATCGTGGCGAACAAGGTCTGCAGGGAGATCAAGGTGTACCTGGAATACAAGGGATACAAGGATTTAGGGGAGACACAGGCGCCGACGGAGCTCCTGGTCCTAGAGGATTTAATGGACCTCCTGGTCCCCAAGGCCCTTCTGGCCCTAAAGGTGAAGATGGTGTATTAGTCTGCCAAGGAGAAGAAGAACTTCCTGAATTAGATTTAACTATTCCGGGTGCGCCAGGTGCTGCACCTAAAGTAACTGAAGAACTTAAAGGCGTAGCATTTGACTATAGTGCTATACTAGGTAGAGCTGTAACTGCTTTAGAAACAATGGCAGAAACACAAAAGTTTATTGCACAGAACGTAGCCAGTATTCGTCAAAGTCAACTTGTTATTCGTATGCTGGCCTGCGGTCCGGGTATTAGGAATAGAGGTCCATATGACTGGGCTGGATTTGCATCTATCTATAGACAGTATGTACAGCAAGGTGAAGTACTTGATACTAGTAGACAAGTAACTGAAGAAGAACAACAACGTGCTTGGGCTGAATACATTTCTCTATTCAATGCTGTCAAAACTTTAGCAGCGTTTGACGATCCTCCAGTTGACAACCCGTTTGTTTCAGGACCAACCTGATATGCCAGGAGTATCAAGAGCAAGCGCAGACATTGCAGGATCTACGATTGTTAAAGGATCGAGTAATGTCTTTACTAACAATCTACCTACTGCACGTATAGGTGATCCTGTAGCAGGGCACGGTAAAGCACCGCACTCTGCACCGGTAATGTCTACCGGAAGTCCAAACGTTTTTGCAAACAACATACCAGTATGTAGAGCCGGAGATATTGCAACATGCGGGCATCCAGCAACCGGTTCGTCAAATGTGTTTGCTAACGGTTGACAAACGTTAAAAAATATAGTATTATGTGAGTATGACAAATAAACTTATACTCACAGACGCAGACGGAGTGTTATTGGATTGGGAATGGGCTTTCAAAGTTTGGATGACTGAACGAGGTTATCAGTTTGAAGAATCTGGAAAAACAACCTATTACCTACATCATCACTATAAAGGTACTACTAAAGAAGAAATCAAAAAGCTAGTTAAAATTTTTAACGAATCAGCCGCTATTGGATTTCTTCCTGCACTTCGTGACAGTGTTTACTATGTAAAACGACTACACGAAGAACACGGTTATCAATTCCGTGTAATTACAAGTCTTAGCTTAGATAAAAATGCCGCAAAACTTCGTGAAATGAACTTACGTAAGATTTTTGGCGATGCTATCGAAAGTGTCATTTGCCTAGACACTGGAGCAGACAAAGATACAGCATTAGAACCTTACAAAGATTCTGGTATGTGGTGGATTGAGGATAAACCAGAAAATGCTGATGTTGGGCAACGACTAGGACTAAAATCTATTCTAGTAGAGCACGGTCATAATATGCATTATCTTTGCACTTATCACCTAGTAAAAAATTGGAAACAAATTTATAGCATCGTAGTAGATGCTGATATATAATATAAAGGAGACCATAACATGGCACAAAACAAATATCAAGAGTTCACAAAAATCGTAGAAGCAATGGAGTCAGACTTCGAAAAGTTCTACGACAAAGAAGTTGGTGCTGCTGGCACTCGAGTTCGTAAAGCTTGCCAAGATTTAGCAAAGCTTTGCAAAGAAACTCGTAACGATGTTACAGCAGTTAAGAATGCACGTAAAGAAACTAAAGAATAATTTCTTACTTCATGCAAACTAAATATTTGCATGAAACTAGTTTACATTCACGGAGCAAGTGCTACAGGTGAGAGCTTTAATTATATAAGAGAACATTTAAATCATAATAATGATATTGTAATCGAATATAATAGCAAAAATGGATTTGAAGAAAATCTAGCGCAGATGAAAGATATGCTTGTCAATTTTGACAATATGTTTTTCGTTTGCCACAGCCTGGGCGGCATCTATGCTCTGCACTTGGCAAATCATTTTAAAAATCAAGTTATTGGCGCTGTTACAATAAGTACCCCTTATGGAGGAAGTTCAGTAGCAGACTATGCTAGATATTTTCTTCCTTTCAGTAGGCTACTTAGGGACATAGGTCCTAATAGTAAGCCTATGAGGACAACTAGTAAACTTAAAGTTCTACATCCCTGGCTTAACATTGTTACCGTTAGGGGAGACAGTCCTTGGATGGTTGAACCCAACGACGGCGTAGTTACTATTGACAGTATGAAAACTCGTAGTGACATGGAGTTTATTGAATTAGAACTCAATCACTACGAAGTTGTAATAAGTCCAAAAACTGTAGAAATTTTAAAAGAAAAAATAAAAACTCATGTCTAACCAGTTTTGCAGATTCTTAGGCAATCAATATAGATTCGATCTAGCTGGAACATCTCCTTGCTGTTGGTATTCAACAAGAATAAACCTTTCAACTAAAGAAGAGTTTCATTCTCTAAATGAAAAACTAACTGCACAAGACACCTGGACAGACGAATGTGCTTTTTGTTTTAACAAAGAGAAAAAAGGATTAACTTCTCCAAGACAAGGATCAATGGAGAAATTTAATTTAAAAGGGTTAAATGCAACACACGAGCCGGATGAAATAACATCATTGGAAATACAGACTGATGCTGATTGCAATGGTGCTTGCCTTATTTGCGGAGTTCATAGTAGTAGCACTTGGCAAAAACACGAAGCAAAATTTAACAAATATATAAGATTAGAAAACTTTAAAGACAAAGCTCAAGAAAGATTAGATTTTATAAAAGAAGTCATAGATCTTTCTAAACTTAAAAAATTAGGATTTTCCAACGGAGGAGAACCGTTAAGAACTAAAACTCATCTGCTGTTTCTAAGAGAATTAGAAAAGATTGGAAATCTAGGAAACGTACATGTACACTATGTTACCAATGGAAGTGTTAAACCTTGTGAAGAAACTGTTAAACTTTGGCGCAAGGCCAAAACTGTTGACATTTATGTTAGCATAGATGGAATACAAGAACACTTTGATTATCTAAGATGGCCAATGGTATTCTCTCAAGTTGAAGATAATCTAAAATTTATATTAGATCTAGATATTCCAGGAGTTCTTGGAACAAGTTACGCAGTAACTCCCTTTAGTGCATTCTATCACGATAGATACGAAGAATGGGCCAAACAGTTTTTCCAGTACTACAAAGATAATCCTAAAAAAATGAAGATTTTTGATTTTTTCTCAAATCCTTTTTCAGCAACTGGTACAGTGAATATGTCAGCAATTCCATCTAAGCTGAGATTTTTAATACTTAACAAATTCGGTCCAACACACAGCATATCTAAATTAACAATGCCTTTTGAAAGAGAACGTTATAATGTCTTTATGGAATATATAAAAGATCAAGATCAAAAGAGAAATTTAGATTTTAGAACAGTGTTCCCAGAAGTACAAGAATATTTTATATAACAGATTTATGAAATATTGGTCTAGAGAGGATACTAAAAGTTGGATTGCTCAACTTGAGCATCGAATAGAAGATATCGAATACTATCTTAAAAAGACAGTCCAATGGTGCGAACAAAATGAAGTGTATGATGATAGGTTAATTTTTGTCTGTTTAATAATGACTGCATCCTGGGTTAGTTATATGCGTCATGAACCTTTAAGCAAACAAGAAATTTTTGAAATTTTGGGTGTTGACGGTTGGGAAAATATTGAAGACGCCATTTTTGAATTTAACGGTGATTATGACTTTATGGAACATGAAGAACTATTGGAAATGATTGTAAGCTCATTCTAATTGACACGTTTCCAAAAAGGCTATATAATAGTGCTTGTGTATATAACTTTGGACTAAGAATGACCATGCATTTGCATCACCCTAGTTTGAGCCTTAATGGTAAAAAGAAGGGTAAAAAGAAATTCCGTAATGCAGATGAAGCTCAAAAAGCTCGTGACTTAGATGCAGATTGGAAAGAACTTCAAAAGAAGTGGGGTGTTGAAGCTGAAGAAAAAAAGCGTAAACGTGCCTTAACTTCGGAAGTTTGGACGCCGGGTCCTGCTACACATCGTGGCGCACAGGATCCTAAAATTGCCAGCGTAGACACTGGTTGGGCACCTTGCGTAAAGGCACCTGACAAAGTTTACACTGGTACCGAAATGCTGGGCATTGGACAGTTGCACAAAAGTAACGCTATCCCAGTCTTTAGGCAACAAGATGCCGAAGATCTAGCTAAAATGCGTAGATAATTAACTCTACATTTTAACTAATTAAATTACTAGCCTAAAAAACTAGCAATCCCGCGTAAAGGAGGAAAAAATGATACGCTTTATTAAATTTTTACTTGTAGTACTTGGACTAGCATTAGTCGCAATAATAGGCTACAAAGCTGTCAAGTTCAAACTTGATCCTAATAAGGAAATCAATATCAAGATGAGCTCTGTGACTGCAGAAGTTCGTAACAAACAATTAGAGTGCCTTGCTCGTAATATCTATTACGAAGCAGGCAGTGAACCGTTTGAAGGTAAAGTTGCTGTAGCACAGGTTACTATAAACCGCGCCGAAAGTGGAAAATTCCCTTCAGATATTTGTCAAGTTGTTTATCAAAAGAATGTAGTGTATAGTAAAGTACTGTGCCAATTTAGTTGGTACTGCGAAGGCCCTAGTAAGGTGCCGCCAAAACATGTGGCAGCTTTCAAAGAAAGTGAAATCGTTGCTCGACAAGTTTTACTAGAAGGCTTTAGATTGCCTTCGATTACAGATGCGCTTTATTTTCATGGAGATTATATTAATCCCGGATGGAAACGAGAAAAAGTAGCTAAAATTGGCCGTCACATTTTTTACAAATAAAGGATTGAAATGAATATCAGTACACTTCGCAATTTGGTTAGTATCCGTCACATGATGGATGGCATCAAAGAAAATATTGCTCACTTGTCTGCAGAGACGTTAGGATGGATTGGTGTTATTCTTATTCATCTAGCAACAATTCCTACATTAGTAGCTGTTTTAACTGGGCTCACTGAAAAAATGCCGCCTGTTGATATCGTATTGCTAATGTGGTTAGGTTTGTTTATGTTCTTTGTTAAGAGCGTAATTAGCAAAGATCTGCTCAATATCATTACTATTGGATTTGGATTCTTTGTTCAAGCTGTGTTATTAGCTTTGATCGTCTTTAAATGAATAAATACTACAATAACATAAGGAATGGATTATGCCATCAGGATTTCAACAAGACGCAAACCAATTAAGCCCAGACTTCTACCGTGTAGTATTAACACTTAGCGGCGGTACTGGCAACTACGGCGGAGCGGCGCCAGCAAACGGTGCAGTTAACCCATACGACTGGAACAGTTTCACTACTGCTCCTACTAGCCTTGCAAATGCACAACGTTTAGCACGTGGCAATATGCGTTGGCAAGCTATTATTGAAGAATTAACTAAACATGCAGATGCACAAGTTATGGACGTAGAAGTTACTAGTGCCAACAATGCATTAGCTGACAGTGTACCTACTGCCATTAGTTTTACAGTTAAGTATGACCGTGATGACTTTGTATTAGGTGCAGTTCAAAAAATTGCTACTAGCTTTGCTCCAACAACTGGTGCGGCAATAACTATTGACACTACAGCTAAAGCTATTCGTTACTTAGTAGGCACTGCTATTGCTCGCAATGCATACACTCGAACCTACAGAGTTTATGACCCAAGTGACTTGTCCGAGACCCAAGTAAGTGTTACAATCAACACACCCGATACACAAGCTGATATCTTCGACGATGTTAGTGTTAGCTTGATTGACGGAACTGAACTTACTTCAACAGTCTAATACATGATACTTGCTTGGTTACTGCTACTTACTGGCCTCACCATTTCAGCAGTCGCAATCTATTACAGCGTAATAGGTTTGGCTGCTATTTTTGCCGCGGCAACTATTCCCATTTATATCATGGGCGGAAGTTTAGAAGTAGCCAAATTAGTATGTGCTAGTTGGCTTAAAGCTAATTGGGATAAAACGCCGGGCTTCATGAAGCTGTATATGACTACAGCAGTAGTCGTGTTAATGTTTATTACTAGCATGGGTATTTTTGGTTTCCTATCAAAAGCTCATACAGATCAAAGTTTAGTCAGTGGCGATGTTATATCAAAGATTGCCGTTTATGATGAGAAGATCAAAACAGAGAAGGAGAATATCGATGCTGCCCGAAAATCTCTTAAACAGATGGATGAAGCTGTTGACCAAGTCATGTCTAGATCAAACGACGAACGTGGTGCAGACAAAGCTACGCAAATTCGACGAGCTCAACAACGAGAACGAGCTCAACTCCAGCGTGATATTAACAACGCACAGAGTAATATTGCTAAACTCCAAGCAGAAAGATCTCCCATTGCAGCCGAAGTCCGTAAAGTTGAAGCAGAAGTAGGGCCGATCAAATACATTGCCAAACTAATCTACGGCGACGACCCTGATACTAACTTACTTGAAAAAGCTGTAACATGGGTTATCATATTAATTGTAGCAGTGTTTGATCCTTTAGCTGTTATCATGTTGTTGGCTGCTCAAATGACATTCCAATGGTTGCGAGAACAGAAGCAACAAGACAGTACTGTATTACCTGTAGGAGAAGAGCCTACTAAAGAAGACTTAGATGATGACGGGATTAAAGAACCTTGCCCAAAGTGCGGAACGTCAATGTTAGACGCACCTGGCATTGGCGTGTATTGTCCAAATAAAGAATGTGATGTACTAGACGGTCCAAAAAGTTATATAGCTGAGAAAGAAGATAAAGATGCAGTATGGCCGTTTCCAACTTACGATGAAATAACTCC